ACGAACATCCATATCACCATATCTACAACTATTAGAATAAGAGTTTAGGTATTCATTTCTTGCTTGTGCTGGTTTCATAAACACAGCCATAAGCGTTAATAGGGCAAGAAGTAAAAAAGTGAACCGTAAGTCCATCCTCAGCACTTCCATATTAGTTACCGTTCACATCACGGTTAAGGTCTTTGATGTCCCACGCCTGGTCTCTAACTTTTTCTGCTAGTTCTCTATATAGATTTTCTGCCATCTCCCAAGTACCTTCTGCTCTGGATAGACGCTGTTTTAAATCTGTATTTGAGTCATTAACAACTTTTAAGTCTCTTTGTAAGTTAGTTAATGCTGATGAATTTGCGTTTATAGTATCTGTAAGATTAATTACATATTTGATACCTGTAAATGACCCAACTAATATTGAGGCAACGACTGGTATCATTACTATATTCTTTTTAAGTAAATCTGTTAATTGCATAAGTTCCTTTTAATGCAATTCAATATGTGATGTAGAATAATGTAGTGGTTTGTTTAGAAGTATTTATAAGAACAAAGGGGTCCAGAAAGGACCCCAATGCCATTAAAGTAATGTGGAAAGAGAGAGATTATTCGTCTTCAGCGAGTTTTGAAAAGTAAGATAATGTATCATCATCTTCAACGCTAGACGCCTCATTACTTTGAACCGAAGCAGGCGCACTAGGTGTCGCAGCTGCACTACTAGTAGTAGGTGGGAGGTCTATCTCACTAGCAGTCTCGGTATTCTTTGAACCAGCAACCACACGATTAAACTTCTCTTTAAGTTCATCATAAGATTTAAAATTTGCTGCTTCTAGGAATGCTTTAAGAGGATATTGTTTATTCCAGATACCTTTGATGACTTCATCATCTGTAGTAATTGGACTAACAGCCTCAAATTCGGATTTATCGTAATTCCAGAAACCATCAACTTTTCTGATTTTCAGTTTAAAGTTTGCACCTGTCCAGAAATCAAATGGGTTAATTGGTTTTTCATCTTCAAACGCCGGTTGCATTGCTTCTGTAATCTTATCAAAAATCTTTTTACCGAATTTAAATAAGAAAACTTTACCTTCGTTTTCAGGATGCTTGGGATCACTCACAACATAGATGTTTGAGTAGTATGATAATTTTCTTTTTCTCTTACGAGCAATCTCTTTATCACTATCTACACCTGTGTTCCATAATATAGTATTCTCTTCTGACACAGGGTCTTTCTGACCTAATGTAGTTAGAGAGTTTTCAATATACCATCCGCCAGGTCCTTGAAAAGCGTGAGACCATACTCTTGCCCACGGCATTTCTTCTTTTTGAGGTGCTGGTAAGAATCTTAACACAGCATAACCATTACCAGTTTTATCTAGTTCAGGTTTCCACAATCTGTCGTCTTGGTATTTGTTTTTAGTTTTAGCATTATCCTCAGGATTGAGGTTTGCTTCTATTTGTTTCGTCAATTTGTCAAAATTACTTTGACTATTCTTTAGATTTTCAAAATCCATAGTTTATTCTCCTTGTATTATCGTATTGTTGTATTATCGTATTTTTGTATGTATAATAATATATGTTATTATTTATGCTTCTTTTTCCACTCATTATAACCTTTTATCCACTTATCTTTACACTCATTAGGAAGACTTCTCTCCTTATAACAAGTTCGTAAAGTTTCAGCAGTTTTCACAATAGTATCTAAAATACCATAAACAATTTTATCAAACATAAGTCTCATTATACACTTTCTTTATTCTTTTGTCAAGCACCTGTATAAGCATTTATAATGCCCATAGCAAATATAGCAATCGCTACTCCATTTAACATAATCAATGCTCTATCGTGCCATAACATACCTACTATTAACCAACCTATTACACCTACAAAGTGAAAATAGAGGTTTAATGGGTGTATATTAGTTGCCGTTAGAACCATTCCAATGAGAATAATAACACTAGAAAGCCATTTAATGTACCACGATAAATCACCTTTTGGTGTTATCTTTTTAAATACTCTGGTACTATTTAATTCTTTAATCTTATCGTCAAGTTTCTTTTTATATTCCTCAGTCATACTACTCAATTAAATATCTCTTTCATTATCAGTTTTGTTTCTGTTCTATTGTACCGTAAGAACGGTGCAAACTTCTTTAGTCGTTTAGCATAGATAGGCCAAACTACTTTTTCCTCAATCTCTTTATTCCATTTTCTAGTGAATCCCAATAACTCTTCAAAGACCACAAAAGTTTCATTACATATTTGTTTAGATAGTAGAAGTTTGAAAAAGATTGGATGTTGACCTCCATTAACCATAAAAAGGTCATCAAAAGACAAGCGCTTATTATCCATATTATTCCTAATACTATTACACTCATTCCTAAACTGATAAGTAAAACTATCTTTACGCTTCTTGTAATCAAAGTATATATCGTGGCCATCAGACTTAGCAAGATTGCCAATCCAGGCTTTATCTTGGTGTAGAAAGTTTGACACAAAGAAGTCAACTGCTTCTTCTGCGTTATATTTTTTAGAAAGTTTGTGAAAGAAGTATTTGTCATTTCGTTTTGTAAATGTTTCTAATTTGCAATTGACTTTACCTCCATATGTGATATAGTCGTATGTGTTGGTAGTAAAGTGAAGTTTAATACCCAACCAAATTTTAAATACATCAAATCCTCCATACATTATACAGGTAGTTCGCTTGTTTTAGGTAACAGATTTAACTGCTGACACTCTAAAGCAACCTTCTCTTTTAATGCTTTGTTAATTAATGGACCGACCGTTGCTGTGTCAATCTCTCTTTCTTCGCAATAAAGAACGATAGCATCCATATAAGATGTTCTCTTCTCTTTTTTGAAGGCTTCTATTTCTAAACTAAATTGTTTGCTATTCATATTATCACTATACTATAATTAAAGGGGTTTGTCAAGCACTAACACCAGGTTTCTGTTCGTATTGGTCCATAAATTCTTTTGCGTCTTCTTCAGGCATTTCAGCACAACCTATGTTGATTACCTGTGAAGTATCACCTTCTTCTTTTAACTTGTGCATAAGACCAAAAACTAATTCGTTATTATTTCCTTGAACAAAGCTCATACACTCTGGCAGACTATCAAACTTATAAGCAGCGTGATGTCTAGGAAAAGTTTCTCCTTCTGCGTTTAGTAGAATTGCTACAATTAAAAATACCGTTTTCATTTTTCGCTCCTTTGAAAACGAGAAGTTTCTGTTGCCAAGTACCTCTCAAACTCCGTTACCTATTAACTAGGCAGCAAGGGCAAAATTTGCTTCGCCATTTAAAATGCGTTTGAGTTCGCCAACTATTAATCTCCAATGGGTCATCTGCGTCTGTCAATCCTAACACACCCCCCATAAAAACACTAGCGATACTTACGCCACAGATATAACCAATACTTTAACATAGCAGTTCTCCTTCTACTAGTGTGTTTATGGTGGAGGTGTCGGGAGTTGCACCCGAGTCCAGTCCGGTTATTACACCACCATCAACAATTAATCTTTTTTAATTTTTTCGCAAGTCTTCTCGTCTGCATTTAAACCTGTTTCTTTTTCGTATAACCAAACATATGAGTAAACAACATTGTTGTCTTTCTCTACACATTTCTTACCAAAAGATACTCTAGGTTCATTAATAGCACACGCACTTAATAGTCCTGCTAAAAAAATAATACTAATCAGTTTGTACATTTACTTCCTTGTAGTCAAATATTCCGTACACTATGCACTTTTCTCCTTGTGCTGGTGTCTCAATAATGGCCATCATTCTGCCATCTTCGTTTAACCAATGAGATATAGCAAATACTATATCACCATCAATACTGCCTCCGTTTCTACCTAATCCAATACTATGTGGTTTCATTCCGTTTGCGTCTAAAAACTCGTTCATTTGAACGGCAGTAGTACACAACATAGGTGCTTGGCTCTGATAAAATATATTGTTGTCGGCACTTACATAATTACTTGTCATCAAAAACATAATAACGAGTAAAAATTTCTTCATTGTTTCCTTTTGTTATAGAAACAATTAATGTAAATTATTTCGCTGTCTCTAACTTTTTGTTCTCGTAATATTTATAAAAGTTTTCAATTGATTCTTTCAATTGTGGTTTGTAATCTTCTGGTTTCTTAATCCACTCTTGCATAGAACCGTCTTCTCCTGCGATTAATATGACGATTTGTTCTATCGGTGTACCGAATATCTCCTCATACATAATTGCATAGGCAGTTGTCTGTAAAAAGTAGTTATCAATCCACTCTTCAATCTTTTCTTTGTTAGCAGTTTTGAAATCAATTACTGAAAGTTTGTCTCTATATTGAGCGATACAATCAACTTGACCTGCAAGTGTTAACTCTTTAGAGTACATAATCTCTTCAATCAAGTGTACATCACCAATGTTCTCTAGGTAGGGTCTCATTAACCTGAATAGACCAAGAGGTAGTACACCTCTTTCACTAGGTGTTTCACCTTTGATATAGTTCTCTACTAGATTATGAGTTGCTTTACCACGGTTTGCGGCTCTTCGCATTTCAAAGTTAGCGACATCTTCGCCGATACTTTCTCGCCACTTCTTTAGACCTTCTGTTTTTCTGATACCTAGAATAGAGGTTACAGAAGGATAGTTTTGTCCTTCAACTTCGTAAAAACGAATACCATTCTGTCTACGACCTTTTGTATTTGGTAGTAGGTCTTTGTTCAAATCAACAAACTTAAATTCTTTAGCCATTATATTAATCCTTATCTTATTTAATTATCACTTATTATATCATCACACGATACATTTGTCAAGCACCTAACCTTTTTTAGCGTACATATTAATTATATCGTCTTTAGAAAACTCGCCGAGAGCTCACTCTGGTTTGTATTCTTCGTATTGTGTCTTACCTTGGTCGTTTCTAAATGCTCTTAAAGTCTGTTTTCTATTGTCTGTAGTAGACTTGTATGAGCAATGAATCCAACCGCTGTTAGGTTCATCTGTCTTATGGAACTCCAATATCAATTGGTCAAAATCTAAATTTTCAGATATCCATTTTGCTAGTTCAGCATTCGGTACCCCAAAAATTTCAAAATCGGCCGCTTGCCCTTTGGCGTGCTGTGAGTTAACACTACTTCCAATAGATACACATAATTCCTCACTTCGGAATCCGCTTGATACCGTTACCGGTGTAGCGTAATGGTCTCTTACTGGTTGTAAGATGTTTTCACATAACTTTTGCATAGCAGTAATTTGGTCGTCATTCGGATTATTATTAATACCTTTCCGTTCCGCTGTTTGCGAAGCAGTTAATTCCTTCAGACTAAAATTCTTACTTAATTTCATTTAATTTTTCCTTTGCCTTTAATTTAAGTTTCTTACCTTCTTTGAGTTGTTTCCAAGTCTCAAAACTTCTATCATTATTTCTTACTTGTTCTAATACATTCACTTCCTTTTTCAGTTCTTTGTGTGCCATTTTACTGGACATAAATTACCCCCTTGTTAGTTTTAGTATCTTCTCAATCTGTGCCTTAATAATTGGTCCTCTATTAGGCCAATGAATATAAGGTTCCTCTGTTTTAGATAAGTTGTATAGAAAAGGTAAAACGATTTTCTCTAAATCTTTAAATCTTCTCGCAACATCTTCATCTGTTATTTCTTTTGTTATCGTATCTTTTTCAGCAACTATCTGCATAATCTCATTCATCGCTGACTTTATAGATGATACATCATTTTTAATATTAGATAGTTCAGCAGATTGACTATCTATTTTCTTTGGGTCAATGCCTGGTTCAGATTTAGGTACTTCTGCAACAGCAGGTCCTACGCCCCAACTCTCGTCATTTAAATCAAACCCTCGCATATAATCTGGTATGTCTTTACTCATCAAGGTCCTCCTTTTTAATCTCTTCAAGTTTTATTAAAGCGTGTTCTCTAATGTTCTTATCTGTTGTCGCCATAACACCTAAATCAAAAGCACTATACGCCATACTTGCACTATTCTTACTTGCAACTGCACTACTCATACCACCTATCGTAAACAAACTTGATAGGTTTGCACTACAACCGGTAGTAAGAGCGAATAGCAATATTAGTAATAACTTGTTCATTTAATTTTTCGGTAATATTTTATGTTTTTGTAATACTTGTCTAGTCTTTATTTCTTTGATAGACTTCTTGCCGTGTTCGGCTGAGAAGTGAGTGCCAGGATTTCTTTCTGCAATTTTTGATTGAAGTTCTTTCCATCCATTGTCGTTTTTAAGTCTACTGCTATATCCTGTTCCACTAATGATATTTATAGAAGTGACCATCTGCTGAATATGTTTATTCTTCTTTAGGTACTCCTCTTTTTCTGCAATAGTCATCAAATCGTCAAATTCTTCGCCTGTTTTCGTGTTTTTAAATGAATATGATGGCATTTTACTACTACTTCAATGTCAAGTGAAATTGTACTTGTGATACTGCTTCTGCCATATCTTCAAGTATAGAAAGTAAATCTTCGTACTGGTTTAATTCATTCTTTTGCGATAAGTCGTAAGACGCTTTCGCTAAATCTTGTCCGTATTGTACGATTTCAGATACGGTATGTTCACCCGATTGATAATTTTGTAATGTGTGTTGACCACTTTCAATGTGTACTCTTGTATTTGCATTACCTTGGTATGTTTCTACAAGTCTATCATTTAGAGTATTTAATTTTGTATAGTATTCACCTAGTCCTTCGTGTTCACTATAACTTTTTGTTTGCCAATGGCTCAATTGCATATTATTTAAATGTACAATTGTCTTTCCTACTAATGTTTCTATCATCATAATTGTTCCTTATTCTATTTTTTATTTATAATATCTTTATGATATTGTGTTAGAGCGTTATCTTCTTCTGTTTCTTTCTTTGGTTTGTATGTTGCAACAAGAAAGGCTATAAAGAAACCTATAATCGTAACCGTCATACCGATTACAAAAAAGAGTAAACCGTACTCAACTGACATTAGCAACTCCTTCTGTAAACCATTCAGGTGCTTTACCAGGATGTGACCATCTAGCAAAGTCTACTTTTTTCATAATATAATATTTACGGTAACTTGCAACTACATCAATAACACCTTCATTGAAGACTTTACATTCTTCTGGCATAGCAGGTGTTGGTAGTGTTGCAATTTTGTTTAGTGTTGCATTAAGAGGTGGTTCTTTTAGAATATCACCTAGCAACTGAAAAGACTTATGACCTAATGGTTTGTTTTTAGGAAATCTTTCCATAAATTCTTCGTTCAATGCTTTAAAATGTTTGAACAACCAAGTATAATTGTAAGCAGATTCCATTACCCATTTAGTACTAGGGTGACCTAACCAACCTGCCTTGTAGATAACTGCCTCTTCGTTAGAGTTAGGTAGTCGCCATCTTTTGATGTCTCTACCGTTCTTTGTTTTTGCAATATACAATTCACCGTCTGCAACTCTTTTTGCTGTACATAGCATTTGAGCGCTTTCTAGTATCATCTTTACAATATGTTTATCACAACTCATCTTGGCTGCAATTACAGGGTCTTTATCTAATGCAAATATATTCACTAGTTAACCTTTCCGAATTTAATACACAATTGTTTCCAGACACCAGTCCAGAACATAGTTGCCCATTTGTTGGTAGCATTGTTCATCATTCTAGCTGCATTTGCGACAAGTTCTTCTTGTCTCTTTTTTGTGTAAATCATAGTCATATTATATCACTCCTAGTTATCTTTGTCAAGCATTGATTTCACTAATGTTTTGTCGTTTTTTGAAGGCATTTCCTTTACTTCGGTAGCATTCCAGTCTAATACTTGGTCCATTTTAATACGAATCTCATCAGGATCCAGACCCATTTCTCTTAATTCTTTATGACCTAGTATCTTAAAAAACTTCTCATAGTCTTCATTTGATAATTGTTTACCTGCTAACTTCGTAAAGAAGTCTTTATAGTTGTCAATCTGTTTCTTTGCTTCTTTATGTTTAGCATTCTCTTTTGCAAGTTTCAAATCAAGTTGTCTCATTGATATGTCTTTTTTCTTCTTTCTACCTGAAGACCATTGTGCTAAAGATATGTTGGCTGCAATCAATAGTAATACTGCAAGAGGGTCAAATACAAATATCAATACAATGATTACCCACCTTACGGCTTCATCAAAGTGGTCTTTTGCATTGTCTCCATATATCAGTTCAGCAATATATTTTAGAGGACCTACTTCTGCTTCTATTTTTGATTGTTCTAATTCAAATGTATTCTTGTCTAACATATAGTTGTCTATGTTATCCATTGCCTTATCTATTGTAAGTTTAAGTTCGTTTCGTTCTTCTTCTTGTTTTTTTCGTTCTCTTAAACCTCTTGTCGCATAGTCATTCTTTAGATATACTTCAATAGATTTATCTAACTGCAATAAGGTATTTTCTGCTCGTTCTATTATTCGTTCTTCTTGTAGTATTCGTTTATCAATCAATTCAACTTTCGCTGTATTAGATGAAGTAGGTACAACCTGGTCTAGGTGTGCCTTTGATAGATAACCAAATATACCCATAGAGGTAACAAACACTAACACAACTACAGAAGTTGTCAAGTAGTATTTAATTGATTTTGGTAATTCTTTGTTCTTCCAGTTTTGATATAACCAAGAGGCGGTAACAAGTTTACCTACCTCTAACACACCACCCATAATCATAATAGGTATTTTTGCACCACTAAAAATGGCTGCAAGTCCTAATATACTATACAAAGCGGCTACGCTTGATATACTAATCGCTGATAAAAATGCTAATATACCCATACTACTTTCTCTTTACTATATATTCAAAGCCTTCTACATACTCTAACTTCTTTTGAAAGAATTGTAGGTCACTTCTGTTTAGTGCTACTTGCATTTTCTTAAATATTTTATTTGATTGCCTACCAGGATAACAACGCATTACATCTGCTGCCCAGAAACCTGTGAAGTAGACTTTTGCTTTACCTTTCTGCAATGTATCAAAAATTTTAAATGCTTTCTCAATCATATCTTTCAGATACGGATCCATATACGGTCTGTTATCTTCTTTGATATTATTATAACTTTCGTCTTCCCAATTGTTTGGTCGTGCCATTATTTACTCTCCTCTAATGTTCTCACTTTTTTAATAATACTGATTACACGAGCTGCATAATCAGGCGTTGTGCTAAATTTATCCAATGTCTTAATTAACTCTATTGGATCCATTTCGCCGTCTTCTGCAAGTTGTTTTAGTCTCAACTTACGGAATTTCTCATAGGCTGGGTGTTCATTCATCAACCTAACATATTCTTTTACACTTTCACACTTCGTAGCAAATATTCTTACACCCCAACCTTTCCACTCTGGCATACCTAATGGTAACATATGTGGATAGTCTTTGTTGAATACTCTAATACCGAATAGATTATTACCATCAACTGCAAATCTACTTGTACCCCAACCACTCTCTAAAGCAGCCTGTGCTGTTATCATTTCGTATGGTACTCTAAACACATCTGGTTGTGAGAAGTTTAAGAAGTCAATACATTTATGAGTTGCCCTAACAAATTGTATATCATTTTTATATGTAAATTCTGGTTCTCTTAAATCTAACTCTTTTAGTCGTTCTAGGTATTTTGTTTCGTATTCTTTTGCTAATTTGTTTGTAGAGTGTGTATTAGGATTAAATGTACCAACGACATATGTTATTAAAAATAACATTGATACACCTAATACTCTTTTAGTCCATAATTTAGTTATACGCATTTTCTCTTTGTAGTCTATTTTCACTTTTCTCACCATAATGTTATATTAGTTTAAATCATATCTATGCCTGCTCTACTCATTGGTTTCTTAAATGAATAGAATAGAGCATTATGATTACCACTATCTCCTGCGTTTCTCATTTGATACAAATGGACCATTTCGTGTGCCAATGTACTAATGAATTCTTTTTTATTCTTATACTTGTCTGCCATTTCTAAATGAAACGATTGTGTACCTTTTCTTTTCCACTCCCATTGTGTAACCTGACCAAAACATTTTATCGGTCTCAAATCTCGTATCGTTATCTCATTAAACGGTGCAAGTTTGGCGTCAAAGACTGCCTCATTTATCCATTGAAAGACTTTCTTAATGTCTTTATAGGTAGTCTTGTATTGTCTAGTATGCTCATATTCTGCTCTTACTCTCTTCTTTAAAGTTGCATACCTAACTGATTTAGGTTTAGTTTCTTTCGGCACTGGTGTTTGTTCTCCCTATCTTTTGATTTTTTCGTCTCTTTGTCTTTTTCTATCACTATACTCCATAATCAAAAATGATGTTATACCACCAAGTATAATCACCCATAGTTCAATCGGCGCCAAGGTCTTCATAAGAGAAACCAAGTCAGCCATTGAGTAAATTAAGTGTTCTAACATACTACTCCTTTGTTTGACTTTCTTTGTACACTTTATCTATACCGTTAACTCTAATATCAGAAGCAATGCTCTCTAATATATTTGGTAAATGCTTTTCTAAAACAAAAGTCATTTCTATTGCCATTGAGTGTGCTAATCTTTCAAGTTCAGACTTCAACACAGCATTATGGTCAATGTTACCGTTAACCGTTTCTTTTATGATGTGGGCACTAGTCGCCACAACATAGTCATCTGCCTTTGCTTTCTGCATAGTTAAGTGTAATGCTACACCTGACAAATACAAAAATGCAAGTACATATACTATCGTTTTTATCACGCTTTTCATTATATACCTTTCTCATTCATTAATATTATTTATTCTATCACTTCCTAGGTACATTGTCAAGCAAAAAATGAGCTTATTTTGGGGAAATATGGGTATTTTTAGTATGGAAAATACCCTAAAACCGTTGTATTGTTATGCTTCTAGCTTAACAAAATCGTCATTCCACCCAAACGCTTCTTTTACAAGATTAGCCGTTAGACCTTTGTACATATTATTTAACTTCTTCTCTTTTACAGCAATAAGCAATTCTGCTTCTGTTTGATGTAAACCTTCTAAAATTTGAATAAACAAAGTTTCTTTTTTTACTTTGGATAGATTTTGGTCTGCACCTGATACGAAATGCCAAAGTCTCTTTGCTTCGGAATCAAGGAAAGTGTGTTCAGTACCTACTGGTGCTTCATTTGGAAGATACGGTGGGTTACCTTTTGGTAAGTCCCATTTAATCTTCGGGTCAAATGCACCTTTTAGTATTTGTCTCAAAGAGACACTATCATACTGGCGTAGGATTTCTGTCTTCTTTGCCTTGTCTTTAGCATTGTTAACTTTAGTTAGGATTTCGTGGTAAGTGAGTGCCATTGATGAAGAAGACATTGCTGCCATCTTCAAGCTTTGATTTATATTTTCATTTGCCATTTCATTTTCCTCTTAATATTGCAATATTAAAAATCATTAATGTGTTCAATCAACGATTTCAGTTTATTATCAATGAAGTAAGGTAGTAGTTTGGACCTACTTGGTACTTCATAGTTGTTAAAGCTATTTATAATAGATTCTACCATAGCGTTAGGTATCTGGTCTAGGTCTATCAATTTCTTGTTCCTATTATAGTACTTCTTTGTTTCAGAACCTAGTGGTATATCGTCAATCTGCGACCACTCTTCTAGTTTCTTTTTCGTAATAGGACTTTGTTTTGTCTTTGTAATAAAGACATCATCTGCTGATAGGATATTCGGTATTCCGTCTGACCTATCGCCTTTGATAATCTGTTCGTGTAAGTATCTAGTTGGATTATCTTCAACTACCATATGCTTCTGTATCGGACTATATTGATTTACATTACTATACTTCTGTAATTGTTTGAAGTCTTTATCGCCTGATACAATTAGATACTTGTCTTCTGTCTGCATTTTAACAATGGTAGCGATTATATCATCTGCTTCTGCATTGTCAATAGCAATTACTTTGTAAGGAAAGTTATCTTTTAATTCTTCTTTGATTTCCCATATGAGATTAAATAGGTTATCCCAATCGTTTGTACTCTCTTCTCTACTTGTCTTACGACTTGCTTTGTATTGAGGAAAGAAGTCTCGTCTCCAAGGATTACCACTATCACAAGCAAGTACTAAATCTTTTCCGTATTCATTACCAAACTTTCTAATGTATCCTTTGATTGAATTACATACCATATATCTAACCATTTCTTTGTTGGCAATACCTTGTTGATTGCCTTTCTGAAACGATACTCTACTCATTTGTGCCATTAGATTACTAATAAGCACTTGGTGTAAATCAACTATAATCATTATGCACTTCTTCTACTTGCTTCTAATTTTGCTTTTGCAGCTGCTCTCTTCTTTTCTATTTTAAGAGCCTGTCTAACTTTTCTACCAATTGGTATCATAATACTATGACACATTTCTTTACCTTTCTTACTAATGTATTCAACACTAATAAGTCTATCTTTAAAATCGTTTTGAACAGACATAGTTGCCTTCTTCAAACTCATTGCTTCTTTTTCTTTTTCGTCACCTGCTTCATTCCAAAACTTAAATATTCTCATTTTTCCCATTTATATATCCGTCCTTACTATATGTTTTCTCAATTCTTTTACAAAAAATTCTATCTTATCAATGTATTCAATTAATGTTTTGTCTGTTATAAAATGCTGTTTCTCTTTTAGTTTATCATAATCTTCTATAGATAGTTGTACCATTGGACTTGGTCTTACTTCATTCTCAAAAGATTTGTCAACTGAATTATCGTCTGTCATATATTCCTTTTTAAGTTAAAATGTGGAGGCGAGTTCCACTCTCGCTTTCCTCGCCTCACACAACTCTATGTAAGCATACCGCTAGGTAATCTTACTATTGAGTTCATTATGCTGTGTAAGCGACTTGTTTGCCGAATACAGCATTGATACCAGCAGCGATTACTGCTTTAGATGGTGTACCAACTCTATATGAAACGCCTTTAGTAGACCTATTTTCATAAATCATTAAACCTTCGTTTCTTAATTTACCAACCATTGCAGCCGGTGATTTAAGGTCGTAAGTGTTTCTCAATTGTTTCCAAGAAACATCTGAACCTTTGTTGAAAAGATTTCTAATCTTTTCTGTTTTAGTTAGCTTTGTTCTAGCCATAGTTTTATCTCCTTTAGATAATTTAAAAATGTTAAACATAATTGTTTAACCTCCTTTTCAAGTTTGATTTTAATGTCTTATCTGACAACTTGCTATGGTCAATCGCATTATAATGGTTTTCCATAGTCAAATTCTTATTAAGTACTCATTATACACTATCTCGTATATCTTGTCAAGCACTAATTTCATTTATCTTACTGGTCCTTCAGGATCCGGGTCTGGAAAGTCGCCGTGTAAATCGTCATCATCTTCCGGTCCTTCTTGTCCAGGATAATCTGGTGTAAAATCAAAATTTTCTGTAAACTGGAACATACCATTGTTCCTATCGTTAAGTTCATCTGATACATCTTTGTTTAAAGGTCTAGTGGTCGTTGTTATCTCATCTGACATATTCGCATATTCAATACGAGCAGTAACCACGCCTTTCTTATTCATCTTCAATTTAACAGCATAGTCTACTACCTTTTGAATAGGATGTGTTATATTAAATTGTCTGTACAAGAGACCTCGTACGGCATCCATTGACATTGCAAGGTCTTTTGTAAATACATCTTGTTTAGTATCTAACCCCATTTGTACAAATCTTCTAATCAAATCTAATCCGATTTCATCTGTCGCTGTTTCTACAAACTTTGCAGCTTGATAGTCTCGCATTTTCTCTTGTGCCTTTGGGTCAACATCAACACGCTTCTTTGCTATTTTATTCTCTGGAAATAAAATTACATTCTCATAATCATTCTTTTTATCATCACTCACTAATCTTATTCCCTTTGAAGTCAACAAGTCCTAGTTTGTTATAATGTTCTATCAACTGATTATAACCACCTACTAACTCGTCATTGATTTTAATTTGAGGCATTGACCTAACATTTTTACCTATGTCTTTAATCATCGCCTCAGGACTTTCAAACTCTTTCAAGTTTTTTTCTTCGTATTTCAAACCAAGGCCTTTGATTAAGGCCTTAGCTTTAACACAAAATGGACAATTGTCTTTTGTGTAGACAACTATACTATTCTGTTGTGCCATTTTTCTTTTCCTTCGCTGTGTCTTCAACACTTTTGAAGGCTTCAGCAGACTTTAGTTTAAGTTTGTAAGCGTCAACAACTTCACCAATTGTGTACTCATACATCTTATTAAACTCACCAAGTGGTAGTCTTAAACCTATCCACGCTCTGTAGTAACCTGCTTTTGTTCTAGTTACCTCTTGTGCAAAGATTTCATATCCTCTCACTGGTGTATTCGCAATGATGTTTACCATTGCTGTTTCTACTTCTGTAACCACGGTCTTAACATTTGTTTTACCTACTTCGGTTACAAAGATTTTCGCCTTCTTGTTCATTTCACCTGCAACAATATCAGCCATTTCTGCTTTCGCAATCAACTTCGCTTTCTCAATCGCAAGTTCTAATGATGGTGATACACTAGTACCAACTCCGAAGATACAAACCTTCTCATCATCATCTGTTTTGATAATACCATTGTTTGCCCACATAGATATGTCGCAATGTTTAGCATTATCAAAGTCCGCCATATACCAAGACGGTACTTCGTCTACTAACTTCTCCGTCTCTTGCTTAATTTTATAAGTCTTTGACGAACAAGCATTTAGGCCAATTATTAGAACGCCTAAAAGTCCTATCTTCATTATGTTTTTATACATTGTTTTTCACACTCCTAACTACATTATATAACATTTCACTCAACTTGTCAATAAGCTGGTTATTCTCAACATATGCAACAACATCCGTTGTAGACATACCTGTTATTAACATAAAAAGGAGGCCTAATATGATTATATTTTTAATCATTATTTTCTCTCCCAATTACCCTCGTTTGTTAAACACGCTCTTCCGAAGGATTTGAAGGCGTGTGAAGGTTGAGAATACAACCTACAATATTCTGGAGCATTCATATCTTTGTAATAGAAAGCTGCAAAGAGTTCCCAATAACCAGGTTTCTTTGCTTTCTCTAACTCTATCATTTTCTCCAGTTCTTTAATTCTTTCTTTGTCTGTTTTACCGTGTTCAGTATCAGCACATTCCATAATCTCTTCTTTGATGATAGACTTATCATCTAATTCTCTAATGACAATCTTAATGAAACACCATTGACCGTCTCTTTCAAATCTATCTAAAACTTTTGTAGAAAGAACACCATTTGCTTCGTTGTCTTTCCATTCTTTTAGTTTCTGTTCTACCTTTTCGTGTGTATCAGATATATATACTTTGTCTACAGGTGCACTATTTACTTGCTTCTCTTCTGCATATGTAATTGCTTTAGGCATTATTGTTTGTGAGTATGCAATGTTTGTAAAAAATACAACTAATGCAATCATAGTCATATATAAAGTTATTCTCAAAGGTGTCATTATCTTTTCTCCACCCATCTGCCATCAGGCATTTGGCATACAACTCCAAACCTTGTATCAATATCATTGTTTGCGATACCAACAACAGGCCAAGAGTTCTTAATATTAAAACTACTTTCGTACTCTTTACAGATAATAGGACCTTGTGCATAACTTCTGTTAATCTTTATAGTACCATTACTACCTGTTTTACTATTTAACCAATTACTATAACTTGCACTACCAGGACCATTGTTTAAATGGTCTACAAATACTGCATTGTGTAAATCATAATCACTAGCATATAGTAATTCAGCACCGGCAAATGCACCTACTACAGCACACGCAGCCGCCACATAAGGGTCTTGTGATAAAAGTTCTACACAAGTCATAGCACCTGTAGTACCACCGACTACTGCACCTAAATGACTTCTGTTAAATTTAAATCCTTTAGTGTTATTGACATCTTGGTGTTTTGTACTACAGGCACCAAGTGATAAACTAATTACTAAAATCAAAATTATTTTTTCTAATTTCATCACATACCTTTCTTTGGTTTTTACTATCAATAATACAGAAGTCTTGTGCCGTATTATCAACTACATATTTTTTTCTCATATCATTATCTTTCCACCAGACCTCAGCTCTCGCTGTTATAGGTCTGATTAAGAAAGTGCCGTCATTGGCAGAAGTTAGATGAAAATCCATCTGACTATTTAACTCCAAACAACGATTTAAGTTGTGCCCAATTTTGAGCAGTTTGCTGTTTTGCATTTGCCCAACTTTCAGCTTGATATTCTTTTGTCTTCTCAACTTCGTTAGTTAGAAAACTGACTACTTTGCCTGGCATTTCAACTACTGCATTACCAAACTCTTGTGGTGTTATAGTCTTTGTCTCATTCGCATTGGCACTTGATATGCCGAATACGATTACACATAATATAAGTATTTTATTCATACTTTCCTTCCCATTGTTTTAATATCAGCAATGTCTACAACTTGGTAGTTACCTTTGTTGTATGCAATACTAATTGTTTTTCCTGCAGGTAATTTAGGTTTCAATACCTCTCTCTTCGTAGCACCTGCAATAATATTATTACTACAAGGTATTGAAGGTCTTACTGAATAGTCAGGAAAAGGATAACCTTTAAACTCGTTAATCACTCTACCTTGACTATCTAACTTAACTCCGATAGACTTCAACCATTTCAAATGTTTTGTTCTTGCTATCTGGTTTCGCATATCTTTAGTTAAGTAAGTCGCTTTTGTCTTTGCCATATTGTTTACTCTCAAATGCTTTTTGTTCTGCATAAGTTTTACCAAACACTTTTAAATAGAAGTGGTCTCTAGGATTAGGTGCCTGATATGCAAGTATCAAATTATCAAATTGTGTTTGTTTGATACTAATATTTCTCATAGAAGAAGGATGTTCTTTCTTCAATGATTTCATTTCTTTTAGAAACTTAATACGATTGTCGTATATTTCTTTCTTGCCTTTTTTGTCTTTGATTGTCGCCGTCTTAAATTCACTAAACATCATTTCTTGTGTGTATGTAAACATAATTAAGTCCTCCCATTTTCATTAATTGATATAATAGTATCACAAACCTGATTAGTTGTCAAGCTGCCAATAAACCCATATTTTACACTAAATTTAGGAAAAACGAGGGGCCTAGAGGGCGCTGTAGAGGGTTTGGGATAGTCCCGTGTATGATTGCTCATTGGGATTTTACTACTTTTTTGCACTTTTCTTCTTCTTCTTATTTCCAGTCAAGTAATGTACTTGCTGTTTCTTTTTAAATTTAAGAGGTAATTCCATCTGACTATTCTTTTCAGATTTTCTAATATAACTCTTAATATTGTTCATTAAGTTCTTACATATCTTTCTACAAGATGATAACTCAATGAGCATATAAACCATACCGCCTCCTACAATAGAAAGTAATATAATTGTAAACATAGCGTCTTGCATATTGTCTCCTTATCTTATATCGTCAAAAGGATCATTTGCTAAATCTCCTAATGGCATTTTGTTAGTGTCTTTTGGTGCATATTCAGCTTCAAAGTCTGCGACTTCTTTTTCTCTATATGCAATACCTTCATCAACCTTCTTAATGGCCATTGGTACATTGCCACTTTGAAGTTGGTCTTTGATTTCTTTTAGTTCTTCAATGACCGTCATTACATCAATCATTTTTTCTACTTACCCTCTTTGCTATCGTTTTCTAAATTGATACTAATATCTATATCACTTTTTTCTTTCTCGGTCAGGTTGTCTTCAATCTGACTAAAATAACACCAGTGTGTTCCTGTCTCTCCTGAATAGGTAACAGCACCTGTATAGTTTAACTCGGTGTCATATGTTTGAGCATTCAAACTTGTATCGTTCTCAGCTGCAATATCAGTTTTTTCTGTTGCGATACCGATATTAATTATCTCGCCTATTCTTCCGTGATTACCTTTGATAGTATCTCCTACATTAATTATCATTCTTATATCCTCCTACTAGTTTATTCAAATGTTTATGTTCATATTGTTGTGTTAACTTTGGTGCAAAATCATATTTAAAGAATTGTCTACCATTCCATAGTTGACCATAATCGTTAAATAGAGCGTTGTCTCTTGTAATGGCAACATCTTCACCAAATACATCTTCGTAAGTTTCATAATACTTGTCGCCGTGTATCATTTCAACTTTACTGCTACCTGTAGCGTTTATAGCACTTTCTGTATAATGCTTATCGCAATAGGTTTTAATTCTTTTTTGAAATTCTTTGTTGTTTAGTCTGTTCAACTGACTTAAAGGAACATTTCTAAAGATAGTGTGATAGATGTAGAAGTATTCCATATCTTCTTCATCATAGTATTCAATACCGTAAACTAAATTTAAACTAGAACCTTTTGTCATTATGATAGTACCTTTCTCAATAGTATTATTATAGTCATCATTGTAAACATCATTATAAAAAAACTAGTAATCATTAAGTCAACCTCACCAAGATTACTACTTGTAAAACTAAAATTGCAACTGGCACTATAGTTCTAATAAATTCCATAGTGTGATTGTATTCGTCTAGTTTTCTCTCAAACTTATTTCTTGTTTGTTTGTTTTTTATGATTAACTCTTCTTCTCTCAACTTATTATATTTGTCAATATCTGACATTGCTTTATCTGATAATTCTGTCATTAAGCAGTCTCCGAAGTTATTACTTCATCAACATTGTATTCATCAATTGAACACAGGTCAATATTGTCTGTCTTTAAGATTTCAGACTTGCAAGTATCATAGTCAATCTGACCATCTTTCAATTTCTCAATAATCTTATCAACTGCTTTTTCAGCTTCGTCCCAATAATAGTTCATTACTTTACTCATAGTGTGTGTCTCCTTTGTTATTTAATTGTTCTTTTGTCTTATTCATACTCATATAATACATCATTTCGCAATCATTGTCAAGCAAAAAACGAGCATATTATTAAAATAAATACCCTAATTTATAACATATTCCAACGATTGAAACGATAGAAAGTGTCAAATTTGTGATTATTAAGGATAGTTCTTTCCATAAGATACCTACGATACACCAGATTAACCCTCCTAGCACCATTACTAGAGGGCCTAAGGGGTATATTCCAAGTGAATTAATACCTGTTCCAAGTATCAAAATGAAGGTTCCTAACCATTTAAGTGTGTTTTGTATAGTGTGTTTTTTCATCATATATACATAATACCATACTTTTAGCAGTATGTCAAGCACTATTTTGGTTATTTTTGAAGTTTTTTTGTTGATTTTACTGACTTTTAGATAAGCCAGTTGTACATTGCTCTCATTGATAGTAGTAAATACATCAATTCCATCAATGCTCTAGGATAATCTTTATCTTTATATCCCCAATAGACCCACATTATACACGCTACGATTGATAATAACCAACCTATCCATTGTGTGTCTATATTTGCTTCTGATAAGATGAATACGGAAGAAACTGCAATTGCAAGTCCTATCCATCGTTCTTTATTTCTGATTTTTGTCCATATATTGGTCATAGCCACCCCTCAATATAAAATAACTATCTACTATGTCGGTAACAGGATTTTTGAGAGTTTGTTGGTCTAAATGTTCCATAAGATTTACACCTGTTTCCTCGTAAAACTTATCGTACATTTTCTCTTTGTCTGCGTTTCCTTTACCTGTGGCAAGTTTCTTTACTACACTAGGTACTACGGTATCAAACTTGATACCTTTCTTATATAACTTATGTTTTAATAAACCACAATTTTCTGCTAGATTGAATACTCTTCCTTTACTACCAAATGAGTAATCTTCTATAAACACTCTAGGATTTATTGTGTGTCCTATACAATTACTGAATACCCATTCACTAATTTTATCGTGTCGTTCTTGTTCATTATTCCATTTAGGCATAAGATGTCCTATTATCTTACCATCTAAAAATACACCTTCGTATTTCTTAACGGTTGTTAAGTAGTAAAACTTACAATTCTCTAATGGGTTGTCTACTAATGGTCGTTCATCAACAACACATACAGCAGGACAAGTTAATGAGTAATCAATTCCAAGTATCTTCGTCATCTGTGGTATCCTCTGTTAAAACATCTTCTTCAGGTTCGTCTATTGAGCCTCCACAAAACGGACAAGTTATTGGTTCCAGTTCGTCATTTTTCCACGATATTGTAAACTCCTCTTCGCAATGAGGACATTCGTATTTTGATTTTTCCATTATAATTTAAATTTCTTAAACTGGTCTTTTTCAACATCTTGTTTGATACCACCGATAACATAACTTTCTATTTCTGTCTCTTGTGGTGCGTTTTGTAAACTTCTGCTGTTAAACCAATGTTCAGTCCACGGTAAAGGATTAGCATTACCTTGTTCATAGATTGGTTTAATACCAATTGCTTTCATTCTTTTGTTTGCTGTCCATTCTACATAATTGTGTAATAACTTTTCAGAAAGTCCTACCATAGAACCTTTTGAGAATAGATATGTTGCCCAACGCTTCTCTTCTTCTACTGCGTCTTTGTACATTTGTTCAACAAACTTTTCATTATTTTTTATAACCTTATTCATAACCTTATCGTTTTCAGGACCACGATAGTTATTAATAATTCTTTGTGATACGGCAAGGTGTTGTGATTCGTCTCTAGCAATAAAAGAGATAATCTTTGCACTACCTTCCATAAGTTTTAATTCACCAAATGCAAAACTACAAGCAAAAGAAACATAAAATCTTAAACCTTCTAATATGTTTACGGTTACAAGTGTTCTCCATAGTTTTTCTTTTAAATCGTACTCATCAACTTTATTACCTAATTGATGTTTCATACCTGTATGGATAAAGTCATCATAGGCATTGGTTACTGATTTACTTCTTCGTTCAATCTTTTCATCTGTTATAATAGTATCAAATATTTCTGCTGGGTCTGAATACAAATTCTTAATAATGTATGTATAACTTCTACTATGTATTGTCTCCATAAAGTCCCAGGTTACGATACAGCCTTCTAGTTCTGGTAATGATACAAAAGGTAAAAACGCAAGACACGGACCTCTACCTTGTACACTATCTAACATAGTTTGATATTTTAGATTAGATGTAAAGATAAACTTCTGTTCTGGTCTTAATGCTGACCAATCAGACCTGTCTTTCTGCAAAGATACTTCTTCTGGTCTCCAGAAAAAACCTAATTGTTGTTGTGTAAGTTTATCAAAGATTGGATACTTCATATTATCATATCTTTGAACCTGTAGTTCCTCACCAAAAAACATAGGTTGTTTAGTGTAGTCTATTGATTTTCCTTTATTGAATACCGTATTGCTCAATTTTATTTCCTCTTATTATTAAATATTACAAGCTTCACATTCACCGTCATCTTCTACGACAGGAACTGAAACTTCTGTTTGCGTGTCTTGTAGCACATTCTTCTTTTGGTCTGGTTGAAGATTAACACTACCTACGATTTGTTCATCATAAGTCATAGGGTGCATAGGTTCATCTTCTTTCTTACCGTCATAAGTGTTTTGATAGTAAGATGTTTTCCAACCATACTTATATGTATTTAACAAGTCTTGTGCCATTGTAGATACAGGGACTTGGTTATCTTCAAAAAGTTCTGGATTGTATGACCAGTTACCTGATATACCTTGGTCAAAATACTTCTGCATTACTGCAACGATATTTATATAACCTTCATTACTCTTCATATCCCATAATAAAGTATAGTTATTCTTTAGTCTTGCATAGTCGGGTACAACTTGTTTCAATGTACCTTTCTTACTCTTCTTAACTGATAGATAATCTCTAGGTGGTTCAATGCCGTTTGTAGCATTGGAAACCACACTAGATGATTCAGAAGGCATTTGAGCGGAGAGAGTGCTGTGTCTTAGCCCGTATTGCATAATATCTTTTCTTAATGCTTCCCAATCAAAGCTGAGTTTACGATTTACAATCTCATCAACTTCTTTTTTGTAAGTATCAATAGGTAAGATACCATCTGAATATTTTGTCCTGTCAAAGTAATCACACTTTGTTTTTTCTTTTGCAATTTCATTACTTGCTTTCAACAGGTAGTATTGGAAACTTTCTGTTAGTTTATCAACTTCTTTCCACGCCATCTTTTGGTCATAATTAAAACCTTTCTTCGCTAGATAGTGTGCAAGTCCGATATAACCAATACCTAAACTTCTTCGTGCCTTTGTAGAGATTTCAGCAGCTCTTACTGGATACTTCTGATGGTCTATAATCTCTTCTAATGCTCTTACTGATAAGTCGCATAAACTTTCTAACTCATCTAAATTCTTTAATAGTCCAACATTAATTGCACTTAAAATACATAATGCAATCTCACCATCACCATCTATATGTTCAATAGGGTCTGTAGGTAATGTAATTTCTTGGCATAGATTAGACATATTAACTTTGTCTTTAAAAGAAGAGTGAGAATTTGCGTGGTCAATATTCATAATGTACATACGACCAGTTTCTGCTCTTTCTTTTAATAAGTCCATAAACAATTTTTGTGTACTTATTTTCTTTCTATAAATCTTTGTGTCTTTCTCATACTTCTTGTACAACTCATCAAACTCTGGTGTACCGAAAGCGTCATAAAGACCTGGCGTTTCGTGTGGAGAGAATAATGTCATTTCTTCATCATTAATAAATCTCTCATAAAATAGTTTTGATAGTTGAATTGAATAATCTAGTTTTCTAACTCTATTATCTTCACTACCTTTGTTGTTCTTTAAAACAATAATATCTTCTATCTCTTTATGCCAGATAGGAAAGTGTACCGTAGCACAACCACCTCTTACACCGTTTTGTGTACAAGATTTTACGGTTGCTTCAAACTTCTTTAAGAAAGGAACAACACCTGTATGTGCAACTTCACCACCTCTAATTCTACTATTGATACCTCTAATACGACCTGCATTGATACCTATACCTGCTCTTTGTGCTGTGTAATAACCAATCGCTGTATCACTGCTAAAGATACTAGGAAGACTATCTGCGACATCTACAAGTACACAACTAGCATATTGTTTCATAGGGGTTCTAACACCCGCCATAACAGGCGTAGGAATGTTTATCTTAAATTGTGAGATAGCATTATAATATTTTTTAATGTATGATAATCTTTTGTTTTTAGGATACTTCGCAAAGATTGTAGCCGCAATCATCATATACATAAATTGTGGTGTCTCAAAGATTGCACCACTACTTCTGTCTTGTACAAGATACTTATCCATAACTTGTCTTAATCCTGCATAGGTAAAACTATAATCTCTATCGTGGTCAATCATAGTATTCATTCTATCAAAGTCACCTTCTTCATATTGTTTTAAAATGTCTGCGTCATAGACACCTAAATCTACACACTTCTTTGTGTGAGCAAACAAATGAGGATGGTCCCATAGTTTACCATTGATACTTTTTCTTAAACTATAAAGAAGAAGTCTACTTGCAACATATTGATAGTTTGGATATTCTAATGAGATTAAGTCTGAAGCAGACCTAATTAAAATCTGTTGTATTTGGTCTGTAGGAATATTATCGTAAAATTGTAAACCACTATTCATTTCAACTTGACTTGATGAAACTCCTTTTATATCTTCACAAGCATATTCTACCATATCGTGTATCTTGTCAATATTCAAAGGCTCTTGTCCACGCCCATTTCTTTTTATAACATTAATTTGTGTTTCAGTCATCTATTTCTCCTACTATGCTTTTCTATAATTTGTTAAAACTTGTTTCGCTGATAATTTTGAATATGTGTTGATACTTATAATCTCTTGTAGTTGTACTTTAGATACACCTGTCATAATTAAGTCATTAACATCTTTGAGTTGTATATCTTCTGGCCAAATAAAAATGTTGTAACCTAATTCAATTATCTTTTCCATTCGTTTAATTATTTCTTTGTTTCTTGGTTCGTTATCAAATATATATGTCACCTTTTCAGGATTATATTTACTATCTAGCGTCAAATCAGCGCCGCCGGCTGCAATACTATTATCAATAAACAAACTATCAATAGGACCTTCTACAACATAAATGTGTTGTGCAAAGTTTACTCTTTCTAATCCGTATATCTTATCTTTGTCTTCGTCTAACTTAATGGTTACATACTTTGGTGTCTCTTTACCAAAGGCACGACCTTGATAGGCGAATACTTTACCGTCTGTATCATAGAACGGTATCACTAGTCTTGGATGGTCATACTTACTAGTGTTGTATTTACGAGGTGCGATTTTGTGTGCCCACTCGTAAAACTTATGACATAAGAAAAGTTTGTCAAAATACTTTTCAGGTATCATTCTCTTCTCCACATACTCTCGTACTGGATGTTTGTCTTCTAAATTTGATATTGCCGTAAGTTCAGATATATAGTCATTCTCTATCTTCAACTTCGGTTTAAAATCAAACTTAAACTCTGGTTTTGGTGTCGCTGGTGCGTCCGACTTATATCTTTCTAATAGATATTTTTCATAGACTTTTGGGTCTATGTGTTTTAGAAAGTTAGCGAGGTTCTGACCCATACCACAATTGTGGCATTTGAAAAACATATCGTTTTTCTTACGGTAGAAATAACCTCTGGACTTTAGTTTGGACTTTTGACTATCACCACAATGTGGACATCTAAAGTTAAATAGATAGTCACCTTTTTTCTTAAAATGACCTAGTCGGGCCGAGATTTCGTTGATGAATTTTAAATCTGTATAACTTGACATTTAGCACTCTTTAATTAATATAGTACACATCATACTATATCTTATGCTATTTGTCAAGCACCTATGATACTTTCATTAACTCTACAACTAATGGGAAGTTTCTTGCTAAAATGAATCCTATTACAATAGAACCACCGATTATTAAGTATTTCCACTTCTCTAGCATATTTACCTTTTCTCCTAGAGAGTTCTTAATAGACCTTATTTCATTCATAATACGCTTTTCAGTCATATCAATATTATCTTTTAGTTGTCTATATCTCGTTTCAGTATCTTCTTGTCTGTCCTTTAACTTTGAGAAGATAATTTCATCTAATTTTTCTGCTTGATTTAGTTTTTCTTCGTGTACAGCAAGCATTGATTTAATACCACTACTGATATTAGTTAACTTGTCAATCGCCGTGTCTAGTCTTCTATGTACCATATTGCTCTGTTGAAGTTCAGACTTCAACACCTCTATACTTGTACGATTGTCGTACACTTCTTTTGATAGTGAAGTTAGGGTTGCCCTAGTTTCACCGTTACCGTTTTTATCTATAGACATAGCGATTTCCTTTAAAAATCAATTAACCCGCAAGTGGATTTTTTGCTTTTAATTTAAGTTCTTGTATTTGAAGTTTCAGTACTTCAATTTCTTTTTCGTTTACTTTTGTTTGAGTTTTGTTCTTTTGTACACTACCAGAAATATCAGCAGGTATGTTACCTTCTAATTGTGTAATTTTAATTTCTAGTGCTTTAATAGATTCTTGTAGAGGTGCAATATTAACACCTTTTCTTTCTTCTAATGCGTTCATTTTAGTAGTCAATTCTCCGTATTTAACGAATCCACCACCAATAGCAACTACGGCTGCGATTAAAGCTGCCACACTTGCCAAGTTATCTTTTAATTGTTTTATCATAGTTGTTTCCTCAATTGTTCTAGTTCAATTTTTAATCTGTTTTCCTCAGTCTTAATTCTATCTAACTCTATTCGTTGAGTTGTTAAAGGGTCGTTATCAGTATATTTTGCTAAGGTTACACTTTTATATATTTGTGTTTGTTCTATATTTAGTTGATTAAAGAAATCTACATTTCCATCAGGAAGTTGAACAGAAGAGTAAAAGGACTGATTTTTATATGAAGACATATCAGGAGCGTTATCACTCATCGCCTTTAGTGTTATAAATTGTACTGCTTTTACTTTCTGGTCTACCGTCATTAATGTATTCTCTAATTTCTTAATAATCTTTTCTACTTTGGCACTTATGCTGCTTGCGATATTCTTCTCATTTCCGCTATCAACATCTGTTTCCTTTGTTGTGCCAGTCTCATCTGCATCCACGCTTTCTTCATTTGCCGTCTCCGTCGTCTCTCCTTCTGCTTTCGTATCTTCGTCCACAGAAGATTCATTTGACTTCTCTTCTGTTGACTCACTTGCCTCAGGTTCACTCGTACTGCTTGTCTCATCTTCTTTAGTAGTCTCGGTGTTATTAGGTTCTGGTTCATTTGAATTTGTATTACTTGCATTTGATTCCTCTTGTTTAGGTTCGTTTTCTATTTTAGGTTCACCTGATTGTTTAGGTTCCTCTTTGATAGTCTCTTCTTCTAAATTAGATTTCGTTGCTACAACATTATTTTCCTCCATTTTAGGTTCTTCTACTTTAGGTTCAGGAGCAACATTGAGTTCCTCCTTCATCATATTACCTACTTCTTCAAAAAATTGTTCTTCTGTTATATTCTCTTCAACGAGAGCAGTATTAAATTCTTGTACTAAATCATTTGTTTCTATAAAATCTGTAAATTGTGTTTGTACAAATTCTTCAAACTTTACTTCTTCTATTTTACCAAGGTCATCTTCTATAAGCATTGTAGTATCAATAGATACAACTTCAATCTGTTCAAAATTTTTAACTGCGTCATCAACTTTTGTATCTAAATCTTGGAATAAATCTACACCATCATCTGTTGTTAAATCAACTGCGTTTGCAATATCATTACCTGCGTCTGTACAAG